GTATTGAAGTTGGTTCTGCTGTTGAATCGCCCCAATGCGCTGCGCTGGCGTGATGAACATGCTGCTCACCGAGAACGGTTGAACCATGCCGAACGTCCGCTGCTGCTGGATAAAGTTCTGAGCTTGAGCAAGACCCTGATTCTGAATCTGCATGCCAGTCAGCCCTAAATCGCGAGCGGTCAGCGCACGGCCAAATCCAGATCCTGCGCCGAATCCTCCAGACAAAGCTCGTCCAGCGGTTGAGCGTTGAACCTGAGCGGAAACCTCAGGGCTAATCTCACCGCGCAATGCTGCCCCGATGTTCGCTCCAGCCTGTTGAACAAGCTGGTCATAGCCTGGAATGGCACGGCGAAGCTGCGCCTCAAGCTGTGACTGTTCAGCGGCAGTTGTCTTCTGCGCCAGCTCGGTTGCAGGTTGAAGCGCGGCGATGTTCTGCTGAATCGCCTGCTGCTGCTCCTTAGCGAAATCAATCGGCTTCAGCTCAGGAACCTTCGGCTTCTTTCCGCCGAACAGTCCTCCAAGCAAACTTCCTGCCGAAGAAATTGCTGCTCCACCCAAAATTGCCGCTCCAATTCCTATTGGCATAAATTATCCTTTTTGGTTCAGAACCATTGCGAAAATCCTCCGCCGTTCAAACCGACGCCGACCATGCGTATCGTCGCGACAGCATCGCCCAGATACTGCATCGTCTGCTCCTGAACAGCTTGAACCGCTTTGGCTTCGTAGGCCACTGCTTCCTGAATCAAATCGTTCTCCTCCTTACGAATCGCCATGACCATCAGCTTGATGGCATCAGGACACGGAGGAATAAGGTAGTCGTTGACGGTCGTCGCGTTGATATGGCGCATCTTGCCAATCACCGTAACGGTCTGAGTGCAAGAATCGCTGTTCCGACCAGTCCAAAAGCTCCGACGATACTGCGGCAAAGTTTCATCAGGGTCGTAAACTGCCAGATCAATCTCAGCAAAAATTGTTTGATTGAACTCGTACAACCGCGATGCGGTATTTGTTGCCTCCCTGATTACGCCGGTCAGTGCGGTAAATTTCTTGGAAGACTGAACGTACGGCAAAGCGAGCGTCAGCTTTTCGCCGTCAATCCATAGACCACCGGATTGGGTGCGAATCCATTGTCCGTTCGAGTCGTAGCCTTGGAGCGTTATCGTTTTGCCGACATCTGAAGCATCGCCAGGATAAACTCGAATGTAGCTGTTGATGCCGCCAGACATATCGCGATATGAAACAACAGTACCACGATCAACGAGCTGTTTTCCCGCGCACGGGTTGCATCCGCTGAGGAGTCCGAATCCGGTTTCTTGGAATTCATACCATTGGTTGCGAACAGATCCTGTTCCGCAGCAGTCTGCGACGGCTTCGATGGTTTCGATTGAACGAGGCCAAGTGATGCAACCGTCTACGGTGCAAACGGTGAAACGTCCGTAAGAACCCGCCCACAAGCCCTTGTGTAGAAGCCTTCGACACGCTTGGTTGATGTAATCGTAAACGCGCTGATCATCGACACATGTGCCGATAACCCGAGCGATTGTCGAGCGAATGTCCTGAACGATTAGCTTCATTTGGTGTAGTATTCTCGGATGGTACGCTTGATGAAGTACACACCGTAAAACGGAGGCAAGTTGTTATGAGCGGTATCTCCTCCAGTGCTTCCAGTATTCTTGGTGATGTCGTTAGGGACGTTAGCATCAGGGCCAAGATACAAAGTCTTGAGCTGATTGCCACCAGCGGTGTCTTGGGAATCCCAAGTCATCGAGTGCGTATGCGAAGGAATCTCAGCAGTTGTCAGCAAATGCTGATCTTCACCAGCAACAGATGTAGTCGTCGTCGTTCCATTGACATTCACCGTACCGCTCGCCGCAAAAGCTCCAACGCCAACCGGGAATCGAGCATCGAAAGCTGTGTCAACCTCCCACATTGGGCCTGCCATCTGTGAGGCGACAGCGGTTCCATCGCCACCGTCGTAGCTTAGGACATCAGCAGCAGTACCAACGAAGATACGACGCTCAGGGCTGTTTACCAGAATCGGATGCTGTCTTGCCCAATATCCATTGACGCGCACCCACCAATTCCCCTTCTCGTCCAACCACGGATAAACCTGATTGTTCAGCGCAGGCGTCGATGCTCCGTAATTGAAGAACGAGTTTCCAATCGAGCTGTTGAACGTCGCTTGAGTGCCGCTGATGATGTCGTTGGCCAACGACTGGTAATTGAGCGGACAATATCCAACCGGCAGACTCGGCGGAGTAAGAGTGATGAGCGTAAGGTTTGGCATAATTGTTAGGCTATTCTGACGAGTAGGTCAGAGGATTGACATCGCAGACATCAAGCGGTGTGCAAGCAGGGAAGACCGTCCGGCACTCGCCAACACTCGATTCCTGAATGTCGTAGGCGTGAACTCGAAGACTCTTGATACGGCAATATCCCATGATGGTCAGCATGACCTGGACCTCGTAAAGATTGCGAGCGGGAGTGCTAATCGTCGCGTTACACGGCGAATCCGATGGAGTCGGGAAGCGCATCTTTGGCCGGTACTGCGGCTTGAAGTTCGTAATCGGACAAAGATCCAAGCACTGCGTAACAGTCGCGCATTCGGCAAAGTCGATCCACTCAATCCACCCAGGATATTGGTCCGGTCGATAGGTGACATTGAAGGAGACATCGCCTTCAAGCTCATCGATGAACAAGTCACCGGAATCGAGTCGCTTCAAGCCAAACGGAACCTCGAAGTTGTAGGCGCGAGTCTGCACCTGCCATTCGATTTCCTTCTTGGGAGTCGCACTCAAGTTCATGTCGAACCTTTCGGCCTTGGTGATTTCCCAAATCTGGATCGTGTCGTCCGACCCGCGAGCAATCGCAAAGCAAGCGTCTCCGTAAGCGTTCTCGGTCTTGACGAGCTGCAAGATGTTCAAGCCCGTCCAGATTCCCGACCAAGCTGGAGGAGCTTTCTTCCGCATCGAAGTGATAAGCTCCATATCCAACACGGATATAGCCTTATGAATGACTCCCTCTGAATTGAAACGAGGCTGAGAAGTCATCAGCAAACGGTTATCGAAGACAACCGCAGAGCTGGCCCACAAAAGGTTTGTCTGATCGTTCTCGACGATGGGCGTCATTTCCCCACTGATCGGTGTGTTGCCCCAATCGGTGAACGACCGGCGAGCGATGATGAACGAGCGGATGCCGTCGATAGCTCGGTAGAAGACATCGCCATTGACGGTGATGGCCGACCGTGCGCCTAACGCGCCGCTGGTCAGCAAGCTGATAGCCTGAATCGGATAGTTCAGGTTCTTCCAAACATCACGGTCTACAGGAGCTTGGACGCTGAAGACGTAGCGAGGAGTGAAGACAAGAAGCGGTCCTTGGCCAAGCGATGTGTCTGGATTGCCTGGGACGGCCATTGCTGTGATACCGCCTGAATCCGACGGAACCGCAAAGTCACCGCCTTCATTGAGGAAGGTGTTCTCGGTTTCTTTGAGAACGCTTGCTCGCGTACCGTCTCCATAAACGATGTCTGTTGCTCGGAATGAAAAGCCGTTCGGCAGCGCGTACCAGATGCGGCCATTGACGTAGGCCATAACTCTACCGCACTTGATTTCATCGTCATTCGCTCGACGCAGGCTTGTCCCGTTGAAGATGAGCGGCTTGCTGAAGCCGTCTTGGATAACGACAAAGTTCTCAGCTTGAACCATCCAGCCATCGAGCAGGTTGGAAGGATTCTCTAGGTCAGCGGACAGCGTGAGGTTTTGCGCCTTATTCTGAAGGCAGTCGTAAAGCCACACTTTACCACTGATCAGCATCAGGATGAACGTACGTCCATCGTCCGAGATGTATGGCAGCGCGCATTGGAAAGTTCCGGTCAGACCCTGAGGGCCGTAGCAATCTTCTGACCAACCGTCCGCCGTCACGTTTGTCTGATCTGCGGTAATCTCGGCGTTGTCAGCGGTGATACTGACACAGAGGTCGTAGTCTTTCTGAACGTAACCGGGGCGAGGAGAAACGAATCCTTCGCGGAAGTTGGCATTGACGGCGAACGCAACCTGATTCTTTTCCACCTCGGAAGGCATCACGCCAGCATCGATGCCACCCTCAAAGGTAACAGATCCGTCCGTGTACCTGCGTGGTGCGCGTTCGCTCATGGATTAAAGTGTATCGATGCGCTCGATAGTAAAAGAAGAATGGTCGCGTAGAGTTAAATTAGAAAGACCCGGGACATAAGCAAAAATTGCAAAAACGTCAGTGTTAGCTGTGACAACTTTTTCAATATGCGTAAGAACAACAAGTCCGTCCCCTGTATTTTGATAAGTATGGCTTACAATAGTTCCATTCTTTTTCAACCTTATCACCAAATCACCTGTCGCATAAGCGCAAACTGTGAACTTAAAATATCCAGTATTTAGTGCTGTATATTGACCTGATGCAGAATTCCATTGAGGGTTTGTTGTAGGTTGATCTAAAGTGGTTCCTACATAAATTTGAGTTTCGCTGCTATTAAGCAGTGAAGCACTAGGTCCAGCGATGTACGCAAACTCACGCGCCATCGAACTGGAAATGGAAGGTGCTGAAATCGTAATGTTTCCAGCCGAATTCGTGACGACAATCGGACCCGTTCCGACGATTTCCTTCTGGAGATAGGTGGTTCCATCGCCCACCGGAATCTTGTTGAGTGGAGCGGTCGTTAGGTTCGTTCCACCTTTGGCAATCGGCAACGTACCGCTGATGTCTCCAACCGGCACCGTCGCAACCGTCGAGACAGCACCAGCACCGCCAGACCCAGCGGTTTTCATGTAACCGGCAGACAAAGAATCAAGAGCTGTAGCGTTCGTCAAGGTTACGTCCGATGTCCGGCAGATGTAAGAAGCTCCAACCGGCGCACCGCCAGACACACCTGCAGCACCCGTAGGGCCAATCGCTCCAGCCAGCGTGATGAGCGAGCCGGACGGAATCAACGTAGTCGGAACCGCATTGGCAATACCGAGAACACCAGCGGCAGGATTCTGCAAGGTCAGCAGCAGGCCATCGACCGAGGTAACCTGCATGTACCCAACACCCTGAATGGAAACGAAAAACTGTCCGGCGACTGATTCAGGCAAAAACTCAGTATTATCGACCGGAACAACAACCGATGCTCCAAGAGCAGGAACAAAAAATGGAGCCGTCGTGTAAGTAAACGAATCAACGCCGTTCGTCCCATTTGTTCCGTTCGTTCCAGCCTGACCGCGAGGTCCTGGAATGTTGACGACGTATGGGTTCGTGCAGCTCATATCAAAATGGTCCTCTTATCTCCAAATTCCCGCAATTTTAATCTTGGGGTCAGCTTGACGCCAAACGCCCGAAATCTTGATCCAAGTAATCGCTTCCTTCCAAGTTCCAGATATTTTGATCCAGAACTTGTTGGATGACGAAGATCCTTGGTTTGAGAGAAGGGTGAGAAGCATCCTTATTGCAGAGTGCGGAGTTGGTCGAGCGTGTTCTGGGTTTTCAGCACGTCAACCTCGAGTTGAGTGATTTGCGCCACGTCTCCTATGGCTGCTGCCGATGCTCGGGCGGAGTTAAGCGCAGCAAGGTGCGCTTCCATTAAACGGATCAGTTCGGTGATACTCATACAAGGACCACAAGTTCTTGGGAGATGGTGGAAAGGTGCGAATTGAGCAGCACCACGTCGTAGGTGTCGGTGCCGTCCAATGCGGCGTAGGCTGCGACTCGCTTACCGAGTGCTGCCGTGCCGCTCTGAATGAAGTCGGTGTTGGTGTAGGGCGACAACACCCGGTTCTGCACGTCGAATCGGAAGAACTGGTTGTTCACGCTGGCAACGTAGGCGTTGATGTAGAACATTCGCCCCTCGTTTTCAAACGGGGCATAACCGCCGCAACTACCAACGCCGATGGTCGTCGTGTTGCCATCGTAGGCCACGTTGCCAGTCCATGTGCCAGTGATGCTGGCTGCGATGTCCAACACGTCCAGCGTCACCGCGCCACCTCGGAAAAAGTAACAGAACGACTGGCGAGCGTTGCGAGACGCATCAGGCTGAATGCCCCAACTCGGCATCCACATGCCACCCGCTGCCGCTGCCGCTGGAGCCGCGCCAAAGTAGGTCGTTGACCAAGCGTTAGTCGCGATGCTGTTGGTGCCGTTGTTGACCGTCGCGTCGCTGTAGTTGTAGGTGTAAACGGTTGTCGTGGCGGTCGAGCGCACCAGCATCAGGTTTGGCAGCTCAATGACGAACTTTGCCGTTGCGCTCGGCGTCACCGTCCAAGCAGTTCCAAGCGTGTAGACCGCGCTCGGTCCTGCCGTGTGACTTGCGATGATGCGGCGTTGGCCCACCGCCGTGACGTTTGTAGTGTCTTCGACGATGCGGATCTGAAAATTGCGGTACTCGTTTGCCGCGACTATTGCATCACCTAATGTGGCTTGGCCAGTAAGTGTTGAAGCACCCGCCGCCGTTGCGGTCAGAGCAAACCGACTCACGACGCCCGTGTCGTAGTTGTACGCCCCTTTTACCATGCCGTCTCCGGGTGAGCAATTGTAGGGCGTGTATTGCTCGTCCAGTACCATGATGTCCGAGTCGGTGCCGATGGTTGCAGGCAGGTTGGTGGTGGACAAGCCAGTGGACAACGTGTTGCTGGCAATCTCAAACGACCTCCAGATGTTGGCCGCAACCGTACCAGCACCCAAAGAAAACAGTCGGCCTGCAATAATCTCGTAGCGTGCGCCTGTAGACGGGGTGAAGCCAAAGCTGGACAACACTTGGATGGTGGGCGTGGTGCCTGCCGTGTTGCCGGTAATGTATCTCTCTGCGGTCTTGCCAGCCACGGTGTCGATGATCCGTAGCTTGAACCCGTACTCACCACTTCCGCCACGGTTGGCCAGCATATTGACGCCTACCGCAGTGGGCAGGGCCGTGGACAGCACCACGCTCGTCGTCGTCGCACCGGCAGCGATGGTGCCGACCAATCCTAGCGACGGCACAAAAGCCGACGCTGCACCCGCGCCAAACGTACCGGCCAAAGCCATCGAGGCCATTGGTTGCCATGCTTTGGTGACGATGTTGTAGCGGTTCAACACCGTGTTGCTGACCGTCTGGTAAACGAACGGATTACGGGACAAGTCCGACCTTAAATCCGACGCCATCGACGAAGCCGCAGCGTGAGCATTTGGTGCTGGGTTGACCTGACGCCAGACTAGCTGGTCGATTACTTTCTTAAAGGTGTTTGCCATGTTTTATCCTTAAGTAATACGGGTGCGGACGCATTGCGCCCATGAAGTGCGGTTGGTGTCAAAAACTTGCATCTGCGCTGAGTAGCCGCCGATGGCTCCAATGTTTGAAAGCGTGGTAACTGTGGTAACAGATGCCAATGTGGGTAGCGTCTCAACAATAACCGTACTACGTTGCCGACCCAACGATTTGTCGTAACCCAGCGGGGCCATGAGCATTTGCAGGATACGCAACAGCAGGTTTCCTGATTGAGTGTCGGCCACCGGCACATCCGAGGCTCGAAGCTGAGTGTCGGTGAGCGGTCCTGAAACAGGCTGTGTAGCTTGCCAAAATGTCCCCGTAACGGGAGTGGTCGGCATCGAAGCAATGCTGACCGGCTGGGTGGCTTGAAAGAACGTGCCGCTCACCGGAACTGCGGAGGCTCGAAGCTGAGTGTCGGTCAGCGGTTGAGATAACCCAGTGTTTGCCGTGATAGTTCCAGAAATCGGAACGGCAGTTGCCCTAAGCTGTGCGTCTGTAAGAGGTCCGCTGACAGGAACTGCTGCTGCCCTTAGTTGTGCATCTGTCAACGGTTGAGACAATCCGGTGTTAGCTGTAACCGTACCACTGACAGGTACTGCCGAGGCGCGAAGCTGGGTATCGGTCAACGGGCCAGAAACTGGCACTGAACTAGCCCTAAGCTGTGCATCCGTAAGCGGCTGACTCAACCCAGTGTTTGCCGTAACCGTACCACTCACCGGCATTGGGTTGCTGGACGAGACATCGACCGCTACGCCGTCGCCACCGACGCCAATCTTAACGCGCTGATGCAAAACTCCGCTAATATCATCAGCGGCTACCGTAGCTCCGGTTCCAGGTGTGTATCCTACGTTGTCGGCCATAGATTAAATGTATTGAAGATAAATGTCCCCGTCAGATCCGCCAGTTGGCGATGCGGTTCCGCTTGTAATGGTTTTTTGAGCGTCAAGATTTGACCGAGCGGAAGGAGCCGTAATCGCCCCAGTACCACCACTTGCAACAGCAAGAGTTCCGCCAATGGTCATCACGCCACTCGTCGTAATTGGAGAATTCGCAACGGTCAGTCCGGTACTTCCACCAGAAACTCCGACACTGGTTACAGTCGGTGCCGTGTAAACGACGTTTACGACGTTGAGCGCGTAATCCAGCTCGTTTTCAGCAATCGTTGAAACGACTCCAGTCCCTGAAAGTTGAATGGAAATGTCGTAGCTACTCATGGTATTACTGTGATTCCGTCACAGACGATGAGCTTGTATGTTCCAGTCGTTTTCGGACCAAAGGTTCCGACGACCTCAAACGAGAAATCAACGTAGTAAGTCCCCGCAGGCCAAGTCGCGGTGGACACACCGGGAGCATTGAAGATGATCGTAGCGTTTCCGCTTCCATCGACCGTTCCAGCTACGGTTCCAAAGTCGTAGAGAACAACATCCGACGAATCTCGGATCTGAGAATAGCCAACAATTCCTG